CGCCGAGGAAAAGGCGGATTCCGACGAACTGGGCGGAAATAATATCGTTTCTATCGCGGTCACAAAATATAAGTAAGTCTTTCCGGCCACCGGCGCCGGGGTTGAATTCGTCGAATTGTCTGTATAAGTCAATGCACTCACAGGCGAGGCGTTAATTTTTACCGGGGCGTTGAATCCCCCCACTACCGCTTGCGCCCTATAAACGTTGTAGGTGGCCCCGGTCACCACATTCCAACCCAACACCACCGCCGAGGTGGAGAAACTCGATACCACTAAGCCAGCCGGGGCACTTGGCATTTTTTACTTATCTTTCTTGGCACTAACCAATTTGGTCAATTCGTCGATTTTCTCTTGGAAAACCTTGGCTTGAGCCGCCAAAGCCTCTTCCAATTCCGCCGAATGCTCACCCCTCAATGTTTCGGTGAGCCGCTTGATTTGAACCTCGGTCAAAGGCTTGCCGTCGGCCGCGTTGGTAAAGGTCAAGGGTTTCACATGCTCCATTTCCTCAATCTTTTCCTTTTCGTTATCGCCCACCGCCTCCGCTTGATTGGAATTAATCAAATCCCCCATCCAACCTTCCGAACCGCGGATGATGCTACCCTTTCCGGCATAACGCTTTCCGCCGAGATGGATATTCACTTTCAAACGAATAACCCGGACTTTCTTTTCTTTTAGCTCCGCCACGTTTCACCTCTTTCAAAAGTTATTAAACAAAAAAGGGGCGGGCGGATGCCCACCCCTTTTTTAAACATCAACTTTTCTTCTTACGTCGTCAGCATGTCCAAAATGGCCGAGAATCCCGGTAACCACCGGAAGTTCACATCCGCCATCAAGGAAACCGAGATTCGGATTTCCCGGGTGGTGTCCAATGAATAAGGATTCACCACAATATCCAAGGCGTTGGACCACCGGCCGATCATGGCCGATTGCCAATTGCCATAGATTTGAGCGGAACAAACCGCTCCCGATCCACCCTTGACCAGGTTTGAGGGAACCTGTTGGGAAACATAAGCCGGGGTTCCTTGGACTCGGCCCATGGGCAACTCTCCAACTCCGCCGGTCGGAACATCATTCCAAAGCCACGTGGGGAACCCGGACACCTCGACGGTGGCCTCTTGTTTCCCGCGGCTCTGGGCGTTGGTGAGATACGCCAGGTTTCCAAAGTCCGCATTGGCCGCGGCCACATTTGTTTTCAACTGGACGTTGGCGGCTTTCGTCGGGGCCGCGCCATTCGTTCCGAGAGAAACCACGGAAAGACCGGGTTGGTTCAAAAGCCCCAAAGGCTGGCCATCGGCGCCGGTTCCGTTAATCAACGCAGAATCGAGGGCGATTGCGGTAATCATGGCCAAGTCGTCGCGGACAAACCCCTCAACATCGAGGGAAGATTGGGCGATCAACTGCTTGGAAAAATTCGTGTAAGCAATCAATTGGCGGGGCGTCATTGCCACTTGTCCCAAGGTTTGATCGCTTTCCGTTCCGGCTCCATTTTCAGGCACCCAATAAGCGGATGCGGCCGCCGTTTGTTTTGGAATGGCAAGGTTTCCCTCCAGACCATTCAACATGGTCACTCCCAAAACGGCAGATATCATTCGATTGCGAAGCAACCAAATGAAATCTTGGGCCATCACTTCGGTTTCAACGCCGAACCCGCCCGCGGGGCCGGTTAAGGTGGAAAGGTCACGCCGCATGGGTTGGCGCATCCGGAACGGCATGGCCAAAGCCTCATCCGGAACAAAGAACCCGGTCGGTTCTTTTCCTAAACGTTTGGCAACTTCGCGGGAGGCCTCGGCTTCCAATCCTTCAAATCTTCCCGTTCCGGTTTGGGCGGCCAACATTCCACGGATACCCTTGAGGATGGAATATTTTTTCCGGTCCGCAATGCTCATCCCCAAATTGGTATTGTCGGTTTCAATGGCCTTGGCTTTGTGAACCCGCGTCAACATTTCGTGCGCGAATTCTTCCACGGTCCCTTCGCTTTTTTCCCCGCCGGCGCTGAATTCCCGGACGATCTTGGCCACTTCCGCATTGCCCTTGAACTGTGGCATTTCGGCGTAATCGTTGATTAATTTTTGGCGCTTGGCCAAATTCAGTTTCAATTCCTTCCGCGCGTCCTCGGATATTTTTTCCCTCTCGGCAACCGTGATTTCCATGGCGTGTCCCCCCTTTTTTTTCTTGATCGGTTTACCTTCCCCGTCAATTTTCACTTTTTTCCCGTCGGCCTCAAATTCAAATTCTTCCACGAATTTTTCCGGGCTTTCTTCAATCGTCGCGGCGTCAATCTCTTCACCCATTTCAGCGGCATCCCGCTGTGGCTTCGCCCGCCCCGCCCCCACCGTATGATCGGCGGGGACCGGAGCGTCCGACAATTCCAATGGTGTCCAGTTTGTTACGCGAAGAATCGGAATATTTCGTTTGATGTGCTTTTGAAGCTCTTCGGGCAAATCCTCTTTTTTCATTTCCTCAACTGCGTGAATGTCATATCCAACCGAAACGCTTCCCTTGATTCCATCGGCATAATCATTAAAAGCATCCACTCCGGCTTGGCTCCGGCTAAAAAGAACGGTTGCGCGGCACCTGGCATCATCACCCGGGGAAACATGGTTAATTATTTTTCCTAATTGCGGTTTGGTTTGATCGTGAACTTGAAGGAACGCGGCATTGTCCATGCGCTCGGCATTGATTTCTTTTTTCTTGTGTCCCAGGACTTCATAATATTCCCCGCCCCAATCGGCCCGCTCCACCGGGAATTCGGATGAATAAGACATTTCCACGGTTCTTTTTTCCGTGTCAACGTGGGGCTTGGCCATCAAACTCATTTCGCGAGTTTTTGAACCAAGCGCGCTTCGTAGATATCCCTTGTTCATCAAATTCCCCCCTCTGTTTTGGAAACTAGCGTTTTGTACCAGGGGGTCAAGTGTTTTTTATTTTTTGGCCGCGGGAGTCTTGGGCTTGGGCTTTCCATCGGCGGGATCATCTTCCAGGGGCACCGGCGGGGTGGTTAATGAGTTTGGATTCTTGATGGCTTCCCATGGGATTTTGTCAAAAGGAAGGTCATGTTTCTTGGCCAGGTCATTTTCATAGGCCAATTGCTCGTAAATTTCCTCCAATTCGGCCCCTCCCCGCTCGGAAAGGATGGCTTGGCGGGTGGTAACCCCGTCCTCCAATTCTTGATGGATGGCCGCATAATCCTTTTGGGGATCCACCCAGGGCCACCGGCGGCCGTGGAAATGGGCCCCCGCCTGGTAACGGTCCAGGAATTTGGGGTTGAGTCCCTTCAAATAAGGTGTCAAAAGGGCGAATGGGAGCCAATCGCAATAGATATTTTCACAAACCACCTCGGTTAAAAATTTCTGCAAAATTTTATAAACCTCTTGCTCCGCCAATTTTCCTTCCCGGATAGAGGAATAATTCACGTTTTCCAAATCTTTGGATAAGGTGGCATAGGAAGTCGGGAGGCCGGCAGAAATACCCCGAAGGCAAGCCCGGATGAATTCGCCATATTGTTTTTGAGGAAAAGCCGGGTCAAACATATCCAGTTCATACCCATCCGGCATATTCCAAATCATTCCTGGTTCAACCGCACCCAAGGTTTCCCCCCCGGCATCGGTTTGGGTGATGCCGGCGTCGGTTGGATCCTCCGCGGCCTTTCTTTTCAGCATAGCCATTTTGGAAGCCATCACCCGGGCGGCCATCAATTCCGCTTCCTCATAAGCCCCAATCATTTTTAGACGGGTCATGGCCGCGTGTGTCCAAGGAATCCCTCTGGATTGATCTGCCCGGTATTTGATAAAGACGTGAATAATATCCGAGGCGGGGACAATTTCATGCTGTCCGATTCCGGAAAGTTCCGAATAAAAAAACATTTGTTCGTTGTAGGCTTTTCGCAAATAGTAATTGACCGGCTTGCGGTATTTATCAAACTCAACCCCGCAAAATATTTTATTTCCATTTGGCAGGGTATTAATTAATTGCTCATCAAGCGCGTCCGGAACAATAACCTCAATGGCGAATCCAAACTCATTGGGATATCCCCGCACCTTCCGGATTAATACCTCCCCATCCCTGGCCAGTGTCCGAACACCCAACATCAAAGCTTGTTGCCATGTATCGGTGGTGGTAACAGTACAATTTTTAGCTTTACCCCATGCTTTCCAAGCCTCTTTGATTTGCTTACTCGCCAAATCATCCGGGGTTCCGTCTTGTTTTCTTAAACGTGGTTGTAAATCAAAACCATGGTGGCCCACCACGTTGGCGCAAATGGCATCCAGGAAACCACGGACATAATCGTTGTTCAGTTCCAGGTCCCGGGCCCGGGACCGCATCTTCCGTAAAGCCCACCGGATAAGCTCATCAATGGTTCGGATGGTCCATTCCCAATCCCAAAACATCCGGTCCGAACTCGCCGCCTCAAAACCGGCGTTGCGGGTTGAATACTTTCCAAATCCCGATAATCGATTTTTGGGTTTCTCCCGGGCATATTGGGCAACCGCCGCGGATAAATTTTCATTCATCGGTGGATTGATTCTTGAATTGATTTTGGAAATCGCCCGTTGAATTAAATTCATGGCCAACCTCTCCACGGACTTAAGGGATTCAAATTAGGCGATCCTTTTTTGGGGGCGTTATAAAGACGGATATCATTTGTGGCTTTCACATTGCCACTCTCAAAAGACATTTTCCGGGCCTGGGCCTGGCAAATGGTCTTGTACCGGTCCCGAAACATCAAAAGGTCTTTGCGGTTCATCTTTCCAATGTGGCGATTTCCCAAAGTGTATTCTTGTTGCTCCATCGAGGCCGTGTCTTTAATCATGGCCTCAAGGGCCTCAAAAATAATTCTTTCGAGTGTCCGAACATCCACCCCTGTTGTTTGATCGGGGAAGATGGTGAGTTGTCCCCATTGGGCCCGTTCCTTAACCGTGGTTCCGTTGGAGGTTCCGGACCTTCGCGAATACCATTGATACTCTCCAGCCACCAAAGCGGGAACCGTTGGGGATTGATCCGGAACTATGGTTCCCGAATCCTTATAAGTCCAATAATTATTTCCATTTACGGTGGTTGCGATATTGAAACTGCATCGGAGGTTTTGAAAAGCCACATCATTCAAGAGATTAAAATAATAGGTCAGGGTGAACCCATCGGCGGGCGTGTAAAGGACGGGGGTAAACAACCAATTCCATATCTCACCGGAAATAAGATATTCCGGAACAATGTAAGGTGTATTGACCGGCGGTTCGGATTGGGGCAATGGTTTGACCTCTCGTTTTTGAAACTAGCCTAACGAAAGGAAATTTCAAGCTTTAATGCCTCCAACCGTTCAACCACTTGCCCGGGCGCCGGCCGCCGTGGCCCGGTGGGCGATTGGGTTTTGGCCTGGTTACCTCGGGTTTTTCTTTCGGATTTTTATCCGCCTTGGCTTGTTCGGATAACCCCAAAATGAGTTTTTGGTAATCCTCCAGCTTCGGCCGGTGGGTATAAAAGGCCGCGAGGGCATAAACCCGGTTATCCAAAGCCTCGTTCCTCTCCCTGATCTTCATCCATTCCCTTACCGCTATTCCCCCCCGCTTTTTGATGATGGCCTTTTCCGCCGTCAATTGCTTGAAATATTCCTCATCGTAACCAAAGGCGGGATCCTGGGGGAAGTGCATGAACTCCGGCCCTGGCTTTTCAATGGTCAGCCGGTGGTAAATCAAAGCCTTGGCGGTATCGGTGCCCAGGATTAATAACTCGATCCCTTTTTGTTTCATCTTCCTGGACCGGTTTATAATGGGCTTTCCATGGGTATTGGAACCCTTGATGGCGTAAATCCCCCGGCCCTCCCGCCCCCGGCAAAACCCATAAACCTGTTGGGTAAAATGCCCCCCTGTATCCACGCAACCCCAAGCGACGTGCATTTTTATTCCCAACTCATGTTCGTAATCCACACTCAAAAAATCCTCTAGCATGTGCCAAACGTTTATTTTTCCAGGCTTCCGCGGGGCCCGGGGGCTGGCGCTTGGGGATCCCATCAATTGGATATAACGGAAACCCCATGTTTCCTCCCCGAGTCCCCACCCCAAGACTTCCACTTCCAACCGGTCCTCTTGAACATCCACCCCCGCGGTCAGGATAACCACATCTCGCGGGACCTTGCCCCCATAGGGTTCCCGGCGTTCCAAGAACTGCTTGGGTTCGATGGTTAAACCGGCTTCCTCCCAAGTCTCGCAAAGGAACGTATTGACCCAAACTTTCTTGGTTTCCACGCTCTTTTCGGCCTCAATCGCATCGTCCGCCATTTGCTTCCAGGTAAGCCAGGGAGAATAAATCCCGTTCATCCAAAACCCCGCCCGCTTGCGCCCGGGCTTTTCCTTCACCCAACCCACCGTTTTATTGCCGGCTCGGTTCTCCCGGTCCGCTTTTTGGAGCATCTTGATCTTTTCGGCATCGGTCCAATGGTGATTGCATTCCTTGTTCTCGCAAAGGTAATAGGCTTGTGCGGTCTTATCCTTGAGCCATTTGACCTGGCCCCATTTAAGGACCTGGGGGGTTCCGCATTTCGGGCATGGAACATAAAATTTCCGGCGGTCGGACCCCTGATAAAGAGGTTCAATTCTGGAGGTGAGCCTATCCCGCGGACTGGACCAACAAAAGGTTTTCCGGTTCCAAAAGGTTTGTTGACGTTTTTTGGCCAGACTTATGGGATCCCCGGCGGTTCCGGCTGAAATGTCATAAAGGTCTATTTCATCGGCTATCACCACCCGGCGTGGCCTGGAGGCCAGGGAGGCGGGGGAATTGGCCCCGGCAATGGCCAGGTGGCCCCCCCGGAAGGTTTTGGCCAAAATGGCGTTTTCGGAGTCCCGGGTCTTTTCATCGGCCACCTTGCCCTTGAGGGCCGGGGTGTCCCGGAGCATAGGGCTAAACCGTTCCCGGCTCCAGGCCCGGGCCATATCCAAGGTGGGCATGATGTATAAAACCGGGCATGGATCTTGATCGATGTAATACCCGAGGATGTTGTTTCCGGATTCGGTTTTTCCAACTTGGGTGGGCATCATAGCCACGACTTCCTCAATTGAGGGGTCGTTCACCGTATCCATGATTTCGCGAATGTAGGGGGTCCGGTCGGTGGACCATTGGCCAGGTTCGGCCGAGGATTCAGGGGAAAGCTTCCGGCGTGTATCTGCCCAACTCGAAACTGTAAGCAGGGGCGGGGGGCGTAAAAGGCTTAAGGTCCTGTTTCTTAACTTCTTCAAGTTCTCCCGGATCTTCCGGGATGCTTGGGTTTTCATCGTCAATGAGTTCAAATAGGGATTCCCTTATCATTTCATCGAGTATCGATTGAACTTGCATTGGCTCGGTTTCAGAGGCCAATATCGGCGCCGCCTTGGTGGGAATCGCCAAAAGCTTTTGACGGACCGCAATTACCATCCTTTCCCATTCCTTGGATACCCGGTCGATGGGTATAAGTTCGCCTTGTTTCTCCGCAAGCTTGACCTTTAAAAGCTCGTTTTGAATATCTATCTGATCTTTTTTCCCGCTCCCGGAATTTTCACCACGGCCGTTAGAACCAATTCTACGGCGAAGATAACCAACAAAATCCCTAACAGTTCCTGACAAACTATATTTATTATCCTCACCTTTAACGAACCGTCTTTCTCTAATGATTCCAGCAATTCTAGGCTCACCCATATCAAACAAATACGCCAAATCAGCGGGAGTAACTCGGATTTCCATAATGTTTTGCTTGTTTTCTTCACTCATTTCTCACTTTTTCAATAAGTATTTTTCATTTAGCCTGAAAATAGAGTGCGCTTGGCGCGTACCAGCGCATTTAATGTCCAGGAAGAACCTACCTTTTTCTGTGGAGCTTTGAATTAAATCTCTTCACCAATGTCTTATTCACGTTGGGTATGTTCACTTGGTTCATTTGTTCTCGGGCCATGTCAATCTCTTCCTGTGTTAGGAGTCTACGTCCATCATGGTCATTGGTCTGGCCATGAAGCCTATTGTTCTTTGCCTCTCGCATGCGGTCGGTGTATTGGTGTTTCATTTATTTATCTCCAATGGGCAATGATGTAGGCCAGCCCCACCAAGCCACCCACCATCATGCCCAATACAACCATCTGTACACCAACCGTAATAGCTTTAACGAGTTCAACCTTTGCTTTTAAATGTTCGTTCTCATCAATGAGCGCCATTAATACTCCACCCCGCTATGTGTTATGAATGATCTCAATCGCTTCAATACTCTGCTTTCCCCTGGCGGACCTTTAACCGCAACCGTGATTCGGATACCGTTCTTGACGGCCTTTGAAATTAATTGTTGGTTTTTATCCCTTGTCCGAATAGCCTTTTTTTGTTGTTGGACTATCGAATCTTTTCCGACTTGATGTGCATTCATTGGCTTACTTCAAATTGCGTCATTGGCTCACAAACCCATTCTCCCTTTTCATTGAATCCAAAAACAACATTTCCGTAAATTTGAGTCATCGGAATAATGTGATTCCAATAAGTATGTAAATACCAATTTGAAACCGCTTGTGGCCCTTTAAAAAATGTTTCACATTTTTCACAACGCCAAATTTGGGTGTTCATCTTGCGGTTTCAATAGCCCGAGCCAATGCCGCCTCCATGACGGGTTGATAACGACGTTGAACCAATGCCGTTTCCGTTGGGACAAAATCAAACTTTGCTTTTATTTGTGCTGATTTTTTAAAAAGATACGCAAACTTTAAACCTCCAAACCTCACCCCGTTTTGATTGATATCCTCGCTAGTTCTTTCCGCAAGCATCCAACCTTTTTTCGTTTTAATAAAAAAACCATTTTCACCCGCTAATATTCCGCGCGGTCTTTTTTCCTGGGTTAATATATCCATCGGGTTTTCTCGAATGCCTTCCGATCCACTGGTTGGCAATGCCACGCTCCCGCCTGATTTTGCCGTTTTGGTGCCGCCCTCTTCTTGCAATTTCATCCAATCCGCCGCGGTTCCCATTCGCGCTTCTTGATCGTCTTTTTTCGCAAATTTAACATTGAATCCGTATTTTGTTCCTCTTCGATACCATGGTGTCCGAATTCTAAATTTCTGTTTTAAAAGATTCTCGGTTGTATTGGTTTGGGCTTCGATGGCTAGGTTATTCAAACCAAGCGCCGTGGCATAAGGTATTTGACTTTTAATTTTTAAAAGATATCCGATGGTCTGTTGAATTGTTCCGCCATCGGTCATTGAAAACATTTAATCATTCTCCATGAATCGAAACTTAACTCTCTTTTTGAGGGATTTAACTTGCTTTGGGCCAAAGGGTTCTTTTCCGGGCTCCAATACCAATTGACCTTTATCATCCGTCACCCATATCCATACCAATGCATCACACCATTCCCGAGTGAAGTTCAATTGGAACTCTTCCACATCTTCCAATTCTTTTAAATCGGTTGTGTAAAGTTTGGTTTGGCTATTCCTTCCGCCTGTTTTAACTATTACCTCGGAAAGATTTTCG